GTTTATTGCCGGAGGTTATTGGATGTGGTGCTACCAGTGTGGCGCAATTCGACTATCTCGTGCGCCAAGTGGAACTAAATGGACAAAACCAACAGGCGAAGGTGGAATAAATCCAGCTATGCGTGACGGATACGGGAGCAAAGCATGACCCACACAGTCGACACACTGATGGCGCTTGCCTACAAAATCCGCGATGCGCGAACTTACGAATGGGATGTAAGCGAGGCGGTTGAGGCTGGCAAAGCCCTACGCGCAGCACTTACGGAAGCGCTTGCGCAGCCAAACCATTCCGAGCAACACCTCGATATGGTTGCAGCACAGGCCGCGCAGCCAGTACGAGATCCACTGACATCGCAGGTGTTACATGATTTATCTCCTATTTTTGGAGGTGACAAGTGACATTCATTCGATTAATCAAGGTGTACCACCGATTCGGCCACACACCATACCGCTCCATTGTGCGAGCATGGGAAACGATGCGGAGGATGATGTGAAAAAAAGACTCGTATGCTGGTTTTCTTGTGGAACCGCCAGTGCCGTTGCTACGAAGCTGGCAATAACTCAATACGCCAACAGCGGATTTGAGATTGTGATTGCAAGGTGCATAGTAAAAGAAGAGCACGAAGACAATGACAGATTCGCCGATGACTGTGCGAAGTGGTTTGGTATGCCAATAACAAACATGATCAACGAAGAATATGCCGGAAGCGTGTGGCGTGTGATTCAAAAACGCAAGTTCATTGCAGGGCCAAAAGGCGCAAGCTGCACCATGATTCTAAAAAAACAAGTTCGTGAAGCTTTCCAGCTACCAACAGATAAGCATGTGTTTGGATATTGTGCAGAGGAACAAGACCGATGGGATAGGTTCCTAGACACAAATAACATTGATGCAATAAGCCCATTGATGGATCGCGGATTAGAGCATTCTGACTGTTTGGCAATGATTGAAAACGCTGGCATTGAACTGCCAACAATGTACAAGCTTGGCTACCAGCACAACAACTGCATTGGATGCGTGAAGGCTGGCGGCGCTGGTTATTGGAACAAGATTCGCGCTGACTTTCCAGCCCAATTTTGGAAAATGGCAGGAGCCAGCCGCGCACTATCAGCGCAGATGGTTAAGGTGACAGAGGATGGCGTGGAGCGCCGCATATTTCTAGATGAGCTAAAGGAAGGCGTTGGTGATTACCAGACAGAGCCGGAGATTCAATGCGGGATATTTTGCGAAATGGCACAACAGGAACTATCAAAATGACACCATCAGACCTATTCGCAATTGCAATGGAATCCGACACAGCCTACCGCCTTATGCAAGAGCTGTGCAAGCTGCTAGATGCGCCATACCCACCAGGCCCGAACGATATGACTGAAATAAATGTAAAAGAATTGCAAAACGCAGAGTAAAAGCGATTACAATTAAACTTCACTAAACAAGGAAACTATGAGCATTGCAGCACTAATACTAGGCTCGTCAGGTAGTGGCAAATCCACAAGCCTGAGAAACCTAGACCCATCAAAGACGCTACTAATCCAGTGCATCAAAAAGCCCCTTCCCTTCAAATCAGCCGGATGGAAAAAGCGGGTAAGCATGCAAGACGATGGCAATGTAATCCAAACCAGCGACCCGGTAATGATTGAGAAAATCATGCGCAAATCACCCCACGACATTGTTGTGATTGATGATTACCAAGCGGTAATGCTGACGGAGATATTAAACAGAAGCGCAGAAACTGGATATGCAAAATACAACGATGTTGCCAAGGGGGCATGGAACATCTTCAATGCTGCTGGCGACCTTGCTGATCATCGGCGCGTGTATATCATGGCACACACCAGGACAGACGAATTTGGAAACATTCGAATGCAAACAATTGGCCGTATGGTTGACAACACTATTGTGCCAGAGGGTTACTTTACTATCGTCCTGCGCACCGAAGTCACCAACGGCAATTACAAGTTTTTAACCCAGACCAATGGGCAAGATTGCTCGAAAAGTCCAATGGGTCTATTCAAAGACCTGCACATTGATAACGACTTAGCGCAAGTTGATCAAGACATTCAAGACTTCTACTCAATTCCCCAAACCACTGCTTAACTACAAAGGAAAAAGCAACCATGTATAACCTCGACCCAAACGCAGCACGCAAAGCTGACACGCAAGGCAACCAAATCAAAGAGCTGGGGAAATACCTAGGCTCTATCACCCAGGCGGAAAACATCACTGCAAAGAGTGGCACAAAAGGGATTAACCTGCACTTCACCAGCGATGCAGGCCAAAAGACTAAGGTTTCTTTCTACGTTGAAAAAACCGACGGTACGAAACTGAGCGGCTTCTATTTTCTCCAAGCACTAATGACCTGCTTACAGCTTCGCAGCTTGTCACCAAAACAAGGCACTGTGACAGTGTACGACTACGACCAGAAAAAAGACGTAACAAAGCAAGCAAGCATTTTCCCTGAGCTATGCAAGCCCATTGGCTTCTTGCTTGGCACTGAGGACTATCTGAAACAAGATGGCGGTGTAGGTAGTCGCATGGTGCTACGTGGTGTGTTCCAGGCCAGTACAGAGCTAACAGCGAGCGAGATTCTCGACCGTAAGACTGTTCCTGAAGCTTTGCCCAATATGGTAGCTGCTTTGCGCCATAACCCGCTCAAGACTGCACCAATTGCACAGCGTACGCATGCTGCCATGCCTGATGCTCAGCCCTTTGGCGAAGATGAAGAGATTCCATTCTGATGTTGGCCAAATGGACTGAAATTCTCCCGCTGTTTGTAGTGCGCTGGATTGCCTTGCGCCATTGCGAACGGTTGATTGTTTTTCGCGAAGAGCATGAGCGAATCATGGCCGTCGCTAGGCCTGACGTTTACATCAAGATTAAGTAAGTTTTTGGCACTGGTAGCCTCTGGTGTATTCCGTGGGTCATACTACCAGTGTCAATTTATTTCTAAGTATTTTACAAAACGCTAGTAAATTCGATTACACTATAAGCACACAAACAAAGGAAACGAAATGACCAAGCTACCTGAACCAGAAGGAAGAATATGTTTTGACGGCGGAGATTGGGAAGAGGATTTTGTGAGTAGTCAAGACGCTTATTCAGAGGAGCAGATGCTCCAGTTCCGGCGTGATGCTCTTGATGAGGCAATAAAGGTGTGTACTGATGCAGCAAAGCCACCACCTTTGATGGGCCAAACAGACGAACAGTGGGCGTGCTCTTGGTGTGCTGACGCTATTAGCAAACTAAAGGAAACAACATGACATCACTTTTTAACCTGTCCAACCAGTACCTAGAACTGGCCCACACACTCGCAGAGCTTGATCTAGACGCTACAACGATTGCAGATTCAATCGAGGCAAGCGGTATTGTTGACGACCTGTCAACCAAAGCTGCAAACATCGAATACGTTGCCCGCAGTGCAGAGGCTAACCATGCAGCGATTGACGCAGAGATTGCACGTTTGCAAGCTCTCAAAGCGCATAGAACAAAGATTGCATCGGGTTTGCGTGAATACATCTTGCAGAACATGCAACGAATGAACATTGAGAGAATTGAATGCCCATTGTTCACAATGAAGATACAAAAGAATCCATCCAGCGTAGATGTTTATGACGAGCGAAGCATCCCAGCTGACTTTTTTGTCACACCAGAGCCACCGCCTTCCCGTGTTGATAAGAAAGCACTTGCGACCGCTATGAAAGCTGGCCATGAGATTCCAGGGGCTAGACTGGTGCAAAGCAAACGGTTAGTTATTTCTTAAATTTTCACAAAAGGCAAAAAATGATCAATTGGACAATTCCATCGCGGGGAAATAAAACTACAGCCAGCGGCTATATTGCAGTGGGTACATATCCATCAAAAGACAATACATGCGCTGTTTTTATCAGATTTTCAAAAGCAGCTTTTAGCGACCTTCGATTGATAGAAGGTGATAGGGTTGTTATTGGACTGGACTATGAAAATGAGACGATATGTTTCCGTCGCGTAGTAGATTCAAGTGGATACAAACTTACCGAAAAGGCTGGTTCTTTAAGGGTTGCTGCAACAGTCAAAGACTTGAAAAAAACAGAATCATGCAGTGTTGGAAAAAATGATGTGCGAAATGAAGGGACGCATATTGCGCTTCATTGCCCTGTTTTTTTTGCAGGGTTATGAGAAAGCTATCCGCATACGCACGTAAGCTGCGGCGTACCGACCAAACCTACAACGCTGCGGCATGGTTGAACACCTTGACCAAGTGCCGCGCATATTCTGACGAATTGTTACCTGGTGCGATTGCCAAAGTGCCTAGCTTTGAAGCTATAAGAGCGCTGATTGTTGACACCCGAATGGCGTTTGAGCGTATCAAAAGTGGGAGCGGCACTTCCAATGACTACGATGTGCTGATTGTTGCATTGGGAGAAGCAAAGATACGGTTTGCCCAAATAGCAGGCAACGATAACCCAGCTGTTGACGTGCTAGACACTGCGGACGCTGCTTTGCTACGCACACGCACACGATGGGAAAAAACGGGCGTATGGGGCTTTGATGGCCCTGCATTGGCAGAGATAGCGGACGGCCTCGACTTGTTTGAGGAAGTTGCAACAAATAGCAGCCCGATGCAAATGCACAATGCAATGCTTGAGCGTAATCGGTTAGTAGAACAAATGAGGAAACAAACATGACCATCACAGCATACACAGACCGCGAGATAGCCCTGCAAGCGCAACTCGCAGCGATGACAGCAAGCCGTGACGAGTGCAAGCAATCCGCCGACAAGATGGCATGGGACCACAAGGTTGAGCGTGACACACTGCGCCAGCACATCAAGCACATCGGCAATGACGCCATGCGAAGTGAGAACCGCGAACTGCGCCAGAAACTAGCTGAAGCGCAGCGTGATGCGGAGCGCATGAAGGTTGCTCTGAGCAATGCCGAAGATTCGCTGCTTAACTGGCAGGCATGGGCACTCGACAGGACACTTGCAGGCTTTGGAAAGACCTGTAAAAACACAAACGATCTTGCGCTTGAGCTTGTACAAGCAGCCATGAAAGGCGCAGCTTGAACAAAGAACAAATACTTGAAGTTCTCAAACTGCTCTCAGCATTGGAGGCATGGAGCTTTGCAGAAAAGCACAATTTGCCAGACTATCTTTTTGAGCGATTAGACAAGAGCATAGAAGTTCTAACGAATCAGGTGTTGAAGTGACGCGGCCAGATTCTCCATGTATTGCGATATGTGACACGCTCTACCAACCAACGCATTGCTCAGGCTGTGGCCGCACCATCCAAGAGGTAGCTAACTGGGTGATTCTCAGCGATACCGAAAAGGATGCAGTGTGGCAGCGCATAGAAACTGAAGGCACAGCCAAGCGCTTTACAACTTACAAGGAAAGAGCATGAAAGACCGCGTTACCGTCA